TTGACTGACCATTGCGAATTCAGTCGCCCTTCCGTGTCTTTCCAGCTCTTTTCAATTTTCCCGATTTTTGCGGCGCCCTCTGACAGCTGCTCCATTTTTGTCAGTAAGCTCTGTCCAAGATGTGTGTTGCTGATTTTTCCCTTATAAAATGCCAGATAGTCTTCCGCTTTTTCGCTCGGGCTGGCGGCCTGTTCGGTAAAAGCAGATTTGCCCAGCGCGTTTACGCTGCGGATATAGAAGTAGTGAACATTGCCCGGCATGAGGCCGTCTTTTATCCAGCAGCGTCCTTCTCCCAGATATTGCGCCTGAGATTCGGCCTGTTGTGGGTCAGCGATCCGGGTTCCGGAATACCAGAATTCATAACGTGTCGTGGCGTCATAAACGGCCTGATGCGGCACCAGCGTGACCTGGAAATAGCCGGGTGTGACGTTAATGGATACGGGAGGCTCAGGTACAGCAACCGTAATACCGGCAGAGACAGGTTCGCTTTTCTGCCCGGCCTCATTGACCGAACTGACGCGCAGCGTATAGCGCCCCGTTTCTGGCAGCAGGAACGTACATTCAGGCCGATCTGCTGTGTTGCTGAAAACCAGAAGCTCCGTAGCGTCATGTCCACGTGTGACCCGTATTTCAAAATGCACGCTGCTTAATGTCCGCAAGATTTCCCACCGGGCAAGGGCCTGAATGCGTCCGGATGAAGCGCTGACGCTGACACGAAGGTGTCTGACTGCTGGCGGTAAGACCGCGTGCTCGCTGGCCGGTGGCTCTGAAAAGCGCTTGCCTTCATCCACCCGCGCCTGCTTCTCCGGGCAGTGCTGCAGAGCAGTGACGGCATAGCCGCCGTTTTCGCTTTCACGAATGGCCACACAGCGAAACAGTCGCTGCCGCAGACCGGGCAGTTTCAGTCCCCAGACGCTGAGTGATGCCATACCTTCAGGAATGGTATCCACCTCAACACAGTCAGGTTCAGGATGGCCGGTCACGCTGACGGTGAAAGGCTGCCCGGCCTCACTCATCAGGTTCAGCGAGGCACGGCCCTCTTCAGGAAGGGACACGGGCCGGTCAAGCCTGAGCAATTTCTTCTCAGGCTCTGCGGCAATGATCCGGCCACCGGTCGCGGTTCCGGCATAATCGTTGTCGCAAATTTCGAAAATATCACCAGGGATATGACGCAGCCCTTCTGCCCCCACACAAAAGTCGACGGTCTGGGTTTCCAGCAGTTCGGTCTGGATGATCCATAAGCCGGCCCGGTGTGCCTGCCCCCGGCTGGTACAGCCAAACGCATCGACTTTCAGCAGATTGCGCCCGTATCGCTTTATGGCCTCGCGGTCTTCCACCAGCTCTACGGAAGGCTGCCAGTTATTGTGTGGGTCGATGAAACGCACCTCAACCGCGTTATGGCGGTCTTTCAGTGCGCTGAAGCTGTAATGGAACTGGCCGCCGGCCACGCTGGCACTGGTGTAGGTCCAGACAACGTCCGAAGGCGTATCCTGAATAAACGTCAGACGCTGGCCGTTCCATACGGGCATACAGCGCATCATGCTGCAGAAATCACCGATGACATCGAACGTCTTCCGCTGCCGGGTCAGCCATGCGTTGCAGCGGATGCGGGGTTCCAGCCCGCCATAGCCATCACTGACCTTTTCATCACAGTAGCGGGCAATGTTATAGAGTGCCCACTTGTCTGCATCCTCAATACCCATTCGCTGCCCCAGACCATAGCGTGGGTGCATCAGCAGGTCATACAGGCACCAGGCCGGGTTGTCCGTCCAGGCCTCTTTAAACTCCCCATTCCAGCGCTCTCCGGCATAGCTGCGCGTCACCGGGTCATAATTTGCCGGCACCCTGACCAGGCGCCCCCGCATCAGGTAATTGCGCTCCGCGCGCTGATTGCCCGATTTCTCTGAGTCAATTTTCAGGCCCGTCACGGCCGTATGGGGATAGCATTGCCGGACACTGGTGATTTCTGTATATGATGACCAGAAGGTCTTATTGAACAGCCGGTTACCGGTGCTGTCAGGCGTAATACGCATTACGCGAACGTCAAACGGCGCAGGCGGCAGTTTTTCAAGGATCACTGAAAACGCAAACGGCTCGTGCGTACGTCCCTTCACGGTAATGTCTTTTTCCGTTTTCCAGCCTGCAGGATGCCGGATATGAATTTGCAGGGTGACTGACGCATCCTGCGTTTCGCCTTTTTTGTTGACCGAGAACAGCTGGCGAACGCCCAGCGTCAGGCGAAGCCGGTCTGTTTCCTTTCCATCCACCGTGCGCGTGACGGCATATTGCGCGGTCACGTCAGCATTGATCAGCTTTTCCCGGGCTGATGCCTCAAATCCGCTCAGCGGTGGCTGATCCGCCGTTCCGGCATGAAAGTGCATACTGACGCCCTGCACGTTCACCTGTCCGTCCGGCCCAAGCACAGGCGTGCCGTTAATCAGCACGCTTTTTAAACCGTCAACAAGACCGGCAACGGGGCCTTCGCTGACAACATCCATTACGCTCAGTACCTGAGAGGAGCGAAGGTTGTCAGGTTTGTCGTGTGGCGTTTGTGCATGGTGGTGCAAGATTTTCATAGTTTTAGCCTGAAGGAAATGAGCCCGGAAACAACTCCCCTTTGAGTTCTCTTTTAATGCCCGATAACAATGACTTTTCCTTCCCCGCTCATGTCCCGGGTGGAAATCTCCTGAGAAATTACGCGTGACCCCACCCGCATTTCCCCATACAGAACCGGTACCGGCGCGCCCTGAGCCATCATGTTTTCTGTGCCTGAAAACCAGGTGCTTTTGTTATCTCTGGCATCTGCATCTGCAGATCGTGGAGCCAGCAGCTGAGCAGCTCCGCCCAGCATCAGGCTGGCCCCCAGCGAAAAAGCCGCCCCACTCAGCGAAAGCGTTGTCGCGCCTACCGTCCAGGCAAAAGCATTCAGGCCCGGAATAAATGACGCCGCGATGAGCGCGGCACCTGCAAACAACTGAAGCAGGCCCCTCCGGGAAGCGCCCTGCAGCCGGGGGACCAGATGGACAACTGCGCCGGACGGTAGCTTTTCATGCAGGCGGGCATGCAGGTTGCCAGTATCAAGATCGCTGCCGGCAATACGCACCTGATAAAGCCCTTCGCTGAACTGACGCCTGAACTCACCGGACTGCATCACCAGCGCATGCAGCGCTTCTGCCGCAGTCTTCACATGTAGATCAATGTGCCTGCCAGACCTGGCGAGATTGCCGTACAGACACACCCGAACCGGTCGGGTCCTTTCAGAGGAAGGTTCAGTTGAGCTCATTGTCATCTCCAAAACGATAAATGCTGTCGCCGCAGACCAGCCACCAGCTGCAGGCGCTGTGCCTCATGGCGGCTTTATCCGCAGGGCTCAGTTCAGGTGGCCCATCAGGATGGCTGTGAACCAGCGCGATAATCGTGCCGGCGGCAGAGGCACCCAGGTAATCTTCAGGGGTGATCAGAAAATGCCGGCGTGGCTCAGGGGAAGCGTTAATGCAGGGGCGATACTGGTAGTCGTCCGGCGTCAGGATGACCAGACCACAGCACTCCTGCGGATGACAGGCCCGGGCGTGAGCGAAGATATCTTCGGAGAGACGTCCGGCCGTCGCTGCGCTACAGGCGTACGTCATTCCGCAGAGTACGCATTCAGCGAGAGAAACCCGCCGAAGCGCCCGGTGTTATGACGAAGCCGGCAACCTGCCGCACAGTTGCCACAGTGATCCTGAGCGGCCCCCTTCACGGGTTGTCCATTGCTGTCCGCAATAACTGGCCCGGTGTACCCACAGTCTGCAGAGCGGTATTCCCACGGGCAAAGGTCGGACAGCATGATGCGGCCCGGGCACAGCAGCCCTTCGGTTTCTGTCGGCACGGCCAGAATAAATCTCGCCGTCAGTGACGTCAGTTCCGCCAGCTGTTCAATAACATAACGGCTGACCACTTCCTGCTGCGGATCGGCGTCCGGATTACCACGCCTGAAATTCTCTGCGTCCAGAAACCGTGCACAGACCATTCGCCGTATCACAGCGGCACCCACCAGGCTCTGGTGCGTCTCGGCCAGGCCGGTCACGATGCCATACAGGTTTGAGACAACAACTGACGGACGCGCAGTCGGGCCTCGCCCGCTCATGCCACACTCTTCCATCCTGACGGGATAAGGCCGGTAGCGACGTTTCTGCCAGATAACCGCTTTTCCGAATTCGTTCTGTTCATTGCAGAAGAAGTAATGTTTACCGCCTGTTGCGGTCAGATCCGCTTCCCACAGGTCAATACGGGCAGACGGCTCTGTCCGGGTCAGTTCACTCAGCATTTGAGAAGGAATGGTGTTCATCGCTGTTACCTCAGGCGGGGACCTGTTCAAATTCGCCGGTTATTTCCGTGCGCCTCGCCAGACGCACCGCCGACCAGCGTCGGCAGACAAAGGCGGCAGGATCGGGCTGGCCCGGCGGTTGCCACAGAAAAGCTCTGATACCGCTGTGCCGGGTAAGGAAGTCCTCCACCGCCTGCATCGTGGCGTGAGGTCCGGACAGCATAATGGCGTAGCGGCTCTGAAGAACATTCAGGCCATCTGCGCGCCGCTGCTCATACCCGTCACCAAACCGGATTGTCTGCACACGTGGCTCTCGCTCCGCACGCATACCCGGCCGGATCTTCCAGTTAAATGATTCCATCAGACCCGGCCTC